TTCGAACGGCTTTCCTTTTCAACTGTATCAATTCGATTAATACGTTTAGTTTTTATATGAAATCTTCCCCCATATTTGTCATAAAAGTCACCAAGATATGATAAATTTGGGAGGGCATCATATATATTATTTACACGTACAACTCGATTATCGGTTGAGCTTAAAGACTCTCCGGTTTGATAAAATGCCATTCTACGAACCCAAATATATTGAAATTTATAGTCATACTCGCAAAACCCTATTTCACATAAGAATTCAATTACTTTTTTAGCACCTCTGAACGACGTATGGAACTCGTCTAGACGGTGTTCGAAGGACGTTAGAACGGCGTTCGAAGTGGGTTCTAATGGTATCCCCATTTCAATTGGAAAGTATGCTAATGGAAGTTTATATATTCCTATCATATTTGAATGAGTGCATGTCATCAGGTAAAAAACGATTGCATGGCCTTCGGGGCCTAATTTTGTTATCTCAATATTGGTTTCACCGTCCCAAAATTTAGGGGCTATTTTTGCAAATTTACGTATCATTATTTTTTCCCATAAAAGGTAGATAATTAATATTAAGCGGCATGATTATCTGAATGGTTATGCTGGACATCAGGATAAAAATGATTTTCACGTTCTTTTTTTAAATGAAAGTCATTGTGATATTTAATATAAAAATCATTAAGGTAAGGCAAATGAGGGAGATTTTTATAGAGTTTATTTAAATGAGCAACCCAATTATCATTGGGCTTTAATTTGCCGTAATTACAAGATGCCATTTCATATACCCAGATATAATTTGAAAACCAATCATAGGTGCAAAAACCCATATCACATAAATTATTTAAAGCATGTGATACTTCTTTTTTGTCCTTTTCTATATCAAACGTAATGTAATCAATTGGTAAATAATAAACACCTATTTTGTTTGCGTGCGGACAGCTTTGAATATAATAAAAAATAACCAATTCTGTTAACCCATGTTTTAAAATTCTACTGTTTTTACCATATGTCCAAAAATCTTTTGGAAGTTTTAAATATTCATTTTTCATGATTCCTCCTTAGTTAATTAAAATATTATTAAAACACAACCCATAGGGGTGGTCAACCCCTATGGCAGTCCTATTGCAAATAATCTTTCAGATAGAACAAATAAAGTTGGCACGAGAACATTTTATACAATGCCAACTATTTTTTATTGCTATTGAAGAATCTCATTAACACTGTTATTCGGAATACACTCCGAGTAAACGTGTAATATCCGGAGTACACTCCGAGTAAAGACGCCTTAGTGGGGAGTGGAATCTAAGGTTGTTTAAGTTGATGGAAGGACATAATCTGACCTTCCATCAACTTATATTCGTGTAAGCGGTTTAGGCTAAGCGGTTTAGGCTAAGCCGTAATAGGTTTAGACGAAGATTTTAATCTTGCTCACATTTAAAATGGAGGCAAGATTAACCTACTAATTTCTTTACAAAGTTATATATAATTGATACTATATGAAGATGGCTAGATTGATAAAGATAGGCGAAGCGTCAAAATTAATAGGGGTGTGTTGCGGTACATTGCGTCGCTGGGACAAGGAACGATATTTTGTGCCTGACAAAATAAGCAAAGGAAAGAGAAGGTATTATTCATTGGAAAAGGTACAAAGCTTTTTAGATTGCAAGGATTATAAAAAACCCTTGTAGTTTTCTACCTAAATGTTACAATACATACTCACAGGCTCGCGTTCCCGTGGGGATAGTCTATGTGGCCGCTCACCCTGGGGGAGGCCCGGATAGTTAACAACGGCCTGTGACGCGATAAATGTTATAATATCTACTCGCAGGCTAGATGTTTCCGGATAGAAGGTCGACGTAGCTAGTCTCTGCTATCTTGAAGGCTCTCCTTATTGTCGCTGGGATAGCGTTTCTAGCAGCCTGCGACTAATGGAGACAACATGTCAGAAAACATATCAATGGCAAGACAGATAGTCGCAAGACAGGTCGCATTAACTTTATTTTGCGCGGCATTTTTAAATTCTTCCTTAACGCTTCTGTTTGGGTTCTTTGTTAAAAGCAAATTGATAATTTATTTTGGTGGGTTAGGGATGGGATTTGGTTTATGCGTCATGCTAATGATGGCGTGGCTTTACAATCAAATATGCAGCAATGGTCCGATTACTCCCAGAAGAAGCAATTGTTATGACAAGCTAGCCAAAGCATTAGAATATGCTGGTTATGCTTTTGTATTATGGGGAATCATGGGCATTATTTTAGTGACAGCTATGATTTAGTAATTCGGAATTTCCGAATTATCTATTGAGATTGATATGACTGACGAAAAGACAAATATACATCCTATTAAAGAAAAGCGTAAGCCGCGCACAGATTATTCTCAATATGAAATTGATTATGCCAAGGTTGATGAAGCATTTAAGCATGCTACTTTTGATGATAAAACCTTAAACAAGGATTTATACTATCTATTAGGTTGGAGCAATTGGAAATTTTATGAGATTTGTAAATATAATCCTGAGTTTTCTGCGTATTTAGCCGAAAAAAGAAAGATTTGTAGATATACAAAATTCAGACGATTAGAGCGTTCAGTAACTGAGTTAGCTATAGAGCGTGGCAATATAACGGCTCTTATATTTGCATTAAAAGCACTCGGTGTAAGCGATGGTTCAGAGCCGCACTTGGCGTTAGAGCCTGATAAGCCAAAAGGCGATGTTATAGATTTAACAGATTGTACAGTATATGAAATGAAGCAGATTAAACGAATAGCTGAAAAGATAGCCAAGCGTAAGACTGAGGTAGCTAAAACGGTAGAGATTGATGAGTGATTTCTTTTCAGAGCAAGAAAAAAAGAAACACGCTAAAGATAAGAAGATTGAAAAGAGAATAGCTTGGGGTGTGGTTATTGTATTCTCAGTCATAGTTATAGTGGGTTTTATTAAGGTGGTTGGGTGAATATAAGGTGTCTAGAGGAATGATATGTATATAGCTTTCCCTTATATTGCTTTATTTTTAACTATACTCATTCCATGTTTTATATATTCCATGTATAGGATTATATCTGAAAATAAAAACGGTGAGACTGTTTTAGAATGTGGGTGCAGACGGGTAAATAGTAAAGGCTGCGTGATATATTATCAGCAATCAGTGCAAGATTTAAGAGATGAGGTAAAACGTGCTAACGCAACATGAAAATTAACAATATTACACAAAAACTTAAATCCCTATTACACCAATTCTTAGAGCTATCCTTGATTGATAAGATTGGAATCATTTTTGTAAATATAATGCTATGGATTATTATGCCTATAGTCATTTATTGGGGTGCAGCCTTTACTAAAGAAATATATATAGCTGCTAAGAATTTCAATCATTTTTACGAGAAATTTATCGATAAAGACATTCTGATAAACATTAATCAGAAAAAGCTCATGTAATGATTAAGGCTAAGTATGTTAGGGATTGACCATGAATAGAATTACAAAAATATTGTTGCGTTTGATTACTTTAGAGAATAAAGAACTCAACTTATATGAGTGGAAACAAAACCATATTGGATGGAATGATGACGATTTTGACGAATTTAAATGTTATTTTTATCTAACACGCGGTGATCCAGAGCACCACCTTGTTGCATGTATTGATGGCTGTTTGTTGGGATGTACTGTTTTAGAGTTTGACTATGAAGAAGATTCAATTCTAATGGGTGATATTGATACGCCGTATTACAGAAACGAATGTATTGCAGTATGTAATGGATATTGTTGCACGCCAAGACGAATTCATGCCGATGAAGTAGCTCTTTATAAGATTGACGTTGCGAAAGCTAATGAAAAGCTAAGAGAAGATGAGTTTTTTAAGTCCTCCAAATCAGAGAAAGAGCCGCCCAGTGGCTTTGCAGTAACAATGAAGAAAGGTGAGATATTCTGAGGTATTAAAGATTGAGTAGGATTCCAAAATATCTTGCTCATATCTTGTTAATTTTTGGTATGAATGTATAAGAAAAGGTGTTAAATATTGAATCAACCCCCATCAATTATTCCCTTCTCTATGAAAGAGATTTTGCAGAATTCTGTAAAGACGCATGGCATATCATAGAGCCACGTAAATTTGTCCCTAGCTATTACGATATTATCTTATCAGATGTTCTAACCAAAGTTACCACTGGTGAAATTAAGCGCTTAATTATTAACGTTGCACCACGCTCAGGTAAATCTACAAAATGTTGCGTATTATTCCCCGCATGGCTTTGGACGTTTAACCCTCAAATTAAATTACTAACTGGCTCTTATTCGCGCGAATATGCAATCAGAGATGCCACAAAAACACGCTACCTATTTCAATCTGAATGGTATAAACACTGGTGGCCACAATTAGCCTTTGCGCGTGATCAAAACCAAAAAACCTACTATAGAAATACCAGAGGTGGTGAAAGATTTACCTTTTCTGTAGGAGGTATGATTACTGGTGGTGGTGCTGATATTATTTTGATTGATGACCCTATCAATGCAATGGACGCACAATCAAAGCGTGTACGCGATAGATGTAATACCTGGTATAGCGAAGCTTTGATATCCAGATTAGATGATCAAGACAAAGGCGCCATTATTATTGTTATGCAACGATTACATCATGATGATTTGACAGGTTTCCTAACAAAACAATCTGACCATGACTGGGAACACGTTGTATTGCCAATGGAATATGATAGCAATATTTCATCAAAACATGATAAACGTAAGAAGCCAGGTGCCCTACTCCACAAACGAATTAGCAAGAAACGTATTGAGGGATTGAAAATGGAGATGGGAGGGTTGGCTTATTCTGGCCAATATCAACAAACACCTACCATTAGAGGTGGGAATATTATAGAACATGCCTGGATCAAAACCATTAAGCATGAGGCATTACCAGTTATAAAAAAGGCTTCTTGGTCATGGGATACGGCGGTTAAGGAAGGCGAATCAAATGATTATAGTGTGGGTTGTTGGTGCGGTGTTGGTGAAGATGGTTATTATATAGATATAAGATTTCATGCGCGTGTATCATATCCTGAGCTTAGGCGAATGGTTTCTCAGTATTGGCAAGAAGGCATGGCCAGTGAGATATTGGTTGAAGATAAATCATCTGGCCAACAAATTGTGCAAGAATTTCGTCGAATGGGTAAAATGCCAGTTGTTGGCGTATTGCCTGGTCAAGATATCCCCTCTCAAGATAAATCTAAAATTCAACGCTTGAATTATTGCGCGCCCTTGTTTGAAGCTGGGAAGGTTTTTCTAGTTGAAGGTAGATATACCGCCATTGCTATAGAAGAATTGACCGGTTTTCCAGCGAGCAGCCATGATGATATACTGGACGCAATCACTTTATTCTTATGCAGAGAGCGCAGATATGATCGTATTACCCCACCAAAAGTCCGATGGCTTTGAAGTTGAACAAAAAAACCTGACTGATATAACAACACAAGCTGGCATTGAAACACTAATGTTTGGGTTGCAAAATCCTAACTCATGGCAACAAGTTTCAGATAGAATGGCTGCTCAATTTTATCAGGAAAATAGTGTTGTATTTTCAGCTATTGATATTATAGCTCAAGAATTTGCCAGGATTGCACCCATTGTACGTGATGTTGAAAGCGGAGAAATTATAGATGACCATCCTGTGCTTAATTTGTTAAAAAAGCCTAATCCATATGATACAGAAGATTCATTTCTAGGTGCATGGGCACGCAACTTTTTGATATCAGGCAATACTTTTTTGACTGCTGATGGTGATGTTTTATTGCCCCCTCAAATGATTTTTGCAATTCTGAGCCAAAATGTAGAAATACGAGACTCGCAAACCGATGGATATCCCCTGGAATATAGAGTGACCAAAGGAGGTCGTAGCTCATTTATTAATTATGTCAGAACAGCTACCCCATCATTAATGAATCTTGAACAGACAGAAAGGTTTGGATTGTTTAGGTTTTATGCGCATACAACCCAAAGCAGAGAGAGACAAGATTTAGAGATATTCCATACGCGGAATTATAATCCTAATGTATCTCGTTCTAATTCAATTGGATTAAGCAAGCTATCAAGTGTGTTTTATGAAGCCAATCAATTAAATGAAGGGAATGTTCATAATTGGTCACAATTAAAACGAGGCGCGCGCCCTACTGCTATCATAAGTGAGGAAGAGGGTTTTAATTTTACAGATGATCAATTGGAGAAATTAAAGTCGCAATTTAACAATCTATATAGTGGCGCAGAGAATGCAGGTAGGCCATTGTTCTTGCCGAATGGACTTGCATTTGCGGAATTTGGAACTAGTAATAAAGATATGGACTATATGGCGCTTAAATCTAGCGCTAGTGATTCTATCTATAATGTTTATAGAGTTCCTCTTGCTTTAATGTCTACACAAAGTATGACGCTGGATAATTTTAAAGAGGCTAAGCTATTTTTATATGACAATGCTGTTATACCATTGGCAGATTTGCTTTATGGTGAGATGACTAATTTCTTAATACCGCGTTATGGGGAAGACCCATTTAAAGTCCGAATTACAATTGATTTGGATAATATACCAGCATTGGAATCAAGACGATTAGATAGAGTTCAAAAAATGAGTATGCTAGGGATTATGACTACCAATGAATTAAGACGCGACTTAGGCCTTGATGATTTAGAGGGTGGTGACACGGTTTTATTGCCTAGCAATTTATTACCCTTATTAGCGGAAGCTGAAATCGATCGTATTGACCCCCGACAAACAATGAGCAAAAAAACTATGGATAAAAAACAGATTGAAAATAAAGCAATCACACTGTGCTCGCCTGAAGAAACAGCGAGGAATATCGCGCAAACAATAGTCGATGGTGATGGGCAGCGTTTATTTAGTGATGAAGATATTAGGCGTGAAGCGGACAAAGTTAAGCCAAAGAAAAAGAAATAATGACAAATTCTATAGATAATAAAGGATTAGATCGTGCTCAAATTTTGTTTGATGAATGGAATCGACTTGAGTACAAATGGCTCGCAATGGTATATGGAAATATATATACAAAGAAAAAAGCAGAAGAAATTCGTAATTCTGAAAAATCAATTAAACTTAAACGTTCAAGGGAATCTTTTTGGCAACCATCCACGGGGCCAAGTCAAGAAAAACTTGATCGGCTTGAAAAAATCCTTGTGATTGCTAGGGAAGCTGCCAACCAAGGTGGTTACAGAGACGAGGCCTGGCAAGCTCTTTATGACAAAATTGATTATGAACAACAATCTCACTGATTTACTAGATGAATTGCAAGTAGAAATCCACATAGCTGATTCTCAAGTACAATTAACCTGCAAGAATGGATTAACAAAACGTAGACTGCTCAATATTCTAGTAACAATAGAAAAGGCATATGACGTAACAGAAGAATTGCTTGAAAAATTATCGTTTATGGAGGTATTAGATGGCCTTGATCGCGATACAGCCCACTAAACGCCAAAGACAGATGGAGGCGTTACGTTCATTAGTTCGCAAGGTGCGTCTTGAATCAAAACTTAAAGCTGAACTGGCAAGATTGTTTTTGTCCATCCGAAAAAAGGTGGGGTCAAATATTAGGCGTGGCGCAGCTCCTCCGAATACAATTGAATTTGAAAATAGATTAGACAGAATATTAACCAGAAATGTAAAGCGAGCAGCTAAAGAATTCGACGATCCAGTAGCTACCATTAGAGAAGATGATGATACTGTAAAATCTTTCTCTGAAAATTCTGAAACAAAACAAATCAATGATGAGATAGCCAATGAAGAAATGCCAGGTGGAATTAAAGGCGATATTCGTGTGTTAGTAAATGAATTTTTGGCTGGAATTGTCATTGGTAATAGAAAGAGCATATTAAATACTATTAAGAATGATATTGCCGAGTCCATTCGTGACGCTGAATTGCTTGAGGCGGAGGGTCGCACTACGTTGATGCCTGGTGAGTTGGTTGTTGATGAACAAGTAACTGAGCCAAACAAATCAAAAATAGCGCGTCTAGCGGCTCTAGCTTTGGCACGGAAAGCTGTTGGCAGAGCTGATGCAATAGCAGCCACAATAACGCAGCAATCCTCTGAAGGAGTGAAGCAAGTTGTGCGTTCTGTTTTGGTTGAACATGATGATGTGGACGTAAGTGTTGATATTAAAATTTGGGTAACAGTGGGTGATGATAGAGTTCGCGCAACTCATGTAGCTGTAGATGATCAAAGGCAGCCTATCGATCAGCCTTTTGAATTGCAAGGTGGGCAATTAATGTTTCCTACTGATACATCCTTAGGAGCAGATATTAGCGAGATTATTAATTGCAGATGTTCTTCGCCACCGTTATTTTTTAATCCAAAAGGGTTTGCGGGAGCTGGATGATTTGAGGGTCGTTCTTGAACTGGCACTTGAACTGTCAAGGATTACTTGTTAGTTCATAATCGCTTGTATTGTGAGTCCAGTTCTCTCTTGCATTTAACCCAGTAGGGTTCTCTTGGCTTAGAGGTTTCTGGATAATCTGTATAATCTTTTATTATTTTTATAGCATCATCAGCCCCATAAGCTATATTTACGTCATATTCTGATCTATTCATTCTGCATAGCCATTTTTGCTGAGATTCGGTTATAGCATTATTAGTGGCTTTTTCAGTAGGATAATGATGTATATTTCGTTTTAATTCGATCCATAGCCCACAATATTCAATCTTAAAGTCTTTGTATATTGGATAAGCTAAAAACAAATCACTAACACCTGCTTTAACGCCCATTAGCTTGAGATTTTTACCCTCACGAGCACTAGAACGAGCACCACCATTAGGAATATGAATTAAATAATCACCTACCCAAGTATGTGAAAAGTATTCAATGACGGCTTTTTGTTCTTGTGCTTCGGTTGGGTATATTTTCTTCATGATATTGTGCAACAAGTTTGATTAGTATGTTCATCTATTGGTTTGTATATAAAATGATAACCGATGCCAATGAGAATTTTATATAAACTTCCCCACATTTCCTCAAAATAATCAATTTTTAGTCTTTGAATTGCTGCTTTATTATTCTTATTGTCTTTTTCTTCATCTAACTTTGTTGATATATATTCTTTGTCTTTTGATTTTTCGTTAATGCTAATTATAGATTTCAGTTTATTTTTTAACCTAATACGAGTTTTATAAGAATTCATAAATAATTTTTCAATATGTCTTTCTATACCACCTCTAGAATTTTGACCAGCTATTTTAAAATCTATATTTTTTAATATAAAATTAAGAGAATTAAATCTATCGTTATTCATTAGGACGCATAACGTATTAGTTGTTGACTTTATAAGTCCAACATTTTGTATATGATGAGCTATTTCTATTAGAGTATGATCGCCAACAAATCCTCTTCCTATATCTCTATTTTTGCCTGCTGTTTGTATTTTAGATTCAAATAAAATTAAATTTTGAGCGCCTAATACATAAGGGCTTTTATTTGATCCATTCTTATGGATTGTTTTAGGTATTAATCTTTCTTTTATCATTCCTATCTCCTTAAGTAATTATTGAATTTCTATTGTAGTACTTATGCGACAATTGTCAAGAATTTTACTCACTTTGTTTAAATGGGTTGCTATTATTAATAATTAAATATAATCTCATGAGAATGAGTAATATTACCACAGCTTCACAGATTGAATATAAATCTGTTAAATTTAATGATGTTGAAACCAAACAAGAAGAAATTAATGGTGTCCCTATTGGAATTATACGTGGGATGGCATCAACCTTTGGAAATGTTGATCTAGTAGATGATGTGATAGCTTTTGGTGCATTTACTAACACAATTGTAGCTCATAAATCGCGTCATGATAGGCCTGTAAGAATGATGGTTGGTCATGATAGATTTAGTGGATTGATTGGCGGCTTTCCAATTGATAAGATTATTGAACAAAAACAAGGATTGAAAGTAGAAGGCCATATTAATTTAGAGGTTCAGCGTGGCCGCGAGACATTTAGTTTAGCTAAAATGGGCGTATTAACTGACCTATCAATAGGATTTATAGCAACTGATGTTGAGCTTCAACAGCGAGGCAAGCGAGAAGTACGGGTTATTAAAGAAATTGATTTGCGAGAAATATCTATTGTTGATGAGCCTGCCAATCCTAAAGCTACGATCAGTGAGGTTAAAAAAGCTCCGCAATTCAAAATGACTATTTGTGACGATATATTAAAAAATATTGATGAAACAAATAAATGCATTGAGCAATTATTGATGTCAGATAATTTATCTAAGATTTCTGATATTAAGTCTCAATTAATGGCATTAAATCTAATTTATTAACTAAACCATAGGACATTATTATGACCGAGAAATTAAATGAACCTAATGTAGAGAAATCTGCTTTATCAATTCAAAAAGAGATGGCGGAACAGTTAAGTTCTATGGTCTCTGGATTAAAAGAAGTCGAACATATTCATGCACGCAATACAAAACGTCTAGATGTATTAGACGAAATGCAAATAGATAAGATTGCAGATAATGTGTCCAAAGCAATTGATCAAAATAACAAATCAACTGATGCATTAGAAGCCATCAATAAACGTCAAGATAATCTTGAGAAGATAGCGTCCTTTGGCTTGGATGGTAAAAGTTCTGAAAATTCTGCGTATGCAAAATATTCAGATCAACTGGAACGTTATTTTAGATACTATGAACCCATAGATGAAAAAGTATACAGCGATATGATTTCTAATGTCATAGCTACAGAATATAAAGGACTTGCGAAGTCGGACGAACAAAAAATAAGAACATTTATGTTAGGGAGTGGTAACCAGCATGGAAAATTATTGCAAGAAGGGGTTAATCCTGACGGTGGCTACTGGGTAATTCCAGAACGTTTATCGGATACGGTCACTCGTGTATTTGAGACATCACCCCTTATGCAATTGGCAAGCGTTCAGGCTACAGCCACTAGTTCTGTTGAAATGATTATCAATGATAATCAAGCAACCATACAAGGCGCGGTTGGTGAATTAACAGTGCCTGTTATTGAGCCTACGCCTACTATTGGATTGCTAACCATTCGAGTTAATAGAATTGGCTCAGGCAGACAATTAATTACACTAGAATTAATAGATGATGTTAATTTTGATGTAACAGCATGGTTGCTAGAAAAAATCGCTGATAAATTAACACGAACCCTGAATACAGATATGATTACAGGTGACGGCGCACTTAAGGCGCGAGGAATACTGACTTATCCTGACTACACAACCCCTGGTGTGTATGAACGTGGTGCTGTCGAGCAAATCGTAAGCGGTTTTGCTACTGATTTCACCTATGATGGATTTGTTGATTTACAAAATGCAGTTAAAGAAGAATATCAAGCTAACGCTGTATTTTTAATGCGTCGCAAATCATTTTCTAATGTTCTCAAGATTAAATCGAGCGATTTTGTTCCATTAATTAATGCTAATCAATTAGCAGAAGCACCTGTGCGTATAATTTTGGGTAACCGTGTATTATTTGCTGATGATTTCCCAGATGTTGGTGCAGGCGCATTAGCTGCTGCCTATGGTGATTTCAGAAAGGGATACAAAGTGGTAACTCGTACTGGGCTTCGTGTACTCCGCGATCCATTCACGCAAAATCCATTCGTTTCATTTACAGCAGATATGAGACAAGGTGGTGATGTTACTAACTATGAATCATTTAAAATACAACGCATTGCTGTATAGAGGTAATTATGACAAAAGTTAAACGAAATCCACGAGAACCAATACCAAGTCAATCTGATAGTGGTTATATTGTGCAAAGGTATGAATCTAAAGACATATTGCCTGGTTTTCGTGATTGGCGCTGTGAGGCTACCCCTGTACGTGTTTTAAAATCCAAAGAAGAAGTAAAGGATGTGCATGGCAATGTAATGAATTATAGGGCGATCAGTTGGGCGGTTACTCCGTATAAAACAAGGGCAGTCCACCTAGGCGAAATAATTAATTTAATGGATAGACGCACTATTGACGATCTAGTTAAAGCTGGTTTAGGTGAAATTGTAACCCCTGAAAATACCAAAAAAGCCGAAAAGCTTAATAAGCAATCTACTGAAAATAAACAAGCGTAATAGGAATAAAGCATATGGGCATGCCTGATCTAGTTAATGATATTTATCCAGTTGCTCCAAAAGCACTTTTTATAGCTGTTGATACAACCACTTCTGTTGGTTTTTCATTGCAAAATTTTCGCAATGGTTTTTTTATTTTTTGGGGAGCAGGAATCTATCAAGATGGAACTTATGATTTAGAAATACAGGAATCTAGCGATGGTGGTGCTACAGGTATTACAGTTCCTACCGAACGAATTTATTTTCCTAGGTTATTGGAACAAGCGCAAAAAACTATTGTTCCTACATTAAATCCCCTTCAAATTGTAGCTCCTGGAGGTATGACCGACCCAGTAAGCAATACCTCTCGTTTAATTGCTGTAAAGGATTTTGCAACAGATGCAATAAAATTAAATATACTTTCAACGGGGATAGGCGTGGGCGGAGGAGCTGATATTGTATTAATGTTATGGGCATCTACAACATTAACGCCGACGGATTTCTTATATCTGCCAGTTTCTACCATCCCATAAAATAGAGAATCATGTATCTCACACAAAAAATTAATTATAAGAGGTAAAATATGCCATTTCCGGACAGAGTTAATGATGTTTATCCTAACCGTCAAATTACATTTGATGTAACCAATGATGGATTAAATGTAACTGACATGTTCACTATCGAATTTGGAGGTGGATTTTTTATATTATATACATCACCTGATTATACTGATGGCACACATACGCTGGTTGTAAAAAATGATTTTGGTCAAGATATCCCTGCTGAACGTATAAATTTACCGGCAATCATACAAAAGGCGTCTCCTTCTTTTGACCCCTTAGTTATTGCAACGCCTGGTGGATTAGTTGATAGTGCAAGTGGTGTTGCTCGTTTATTTAGTGTATTAGATTTAGAAACCAATAATTTTCTTATAGAACTAACGTCAACAGGCGTTACGGTTGGAGCATTAATAATGATACAGATATTTGGATTTCCATCACATACTCCCACGGAACAAAATCAAATAATATAAAGAGGTTATTATGGGAATGAAAGGCCGCGTTAATGATGCCTATCCAGTACGTCAAACAACATTTAATGTAACCAATGATGGGTTAAGTGCGGTATCGGTTGGTTTAAAAGGGTTTCAAGAAG